TGAAAGTGTTGCAGGCAAGGCCGACACTACCTATGTAAATACCGAACTTGGAAAGAAGGCCGACACTACCTATGTTGACGAGAAGTTTGGAAGCATAGACTTCTCTACCCTTGCCACCAAGGAAGAGGTGCAGAATCTCACCAACGAGATTATTGATAACGAAGAAGTTCACGCAGCAGCTCTGAATGACCTTGAGGAAAGAAAGGCAGACAAGGAGTATGTAGAAGATGCCCTCGGAAATGTTGACCTCTCCGCAAAACAAGATAAGATTGATGACCTTGACGCTATCCGTAGTGGAGCTGCTTTGGGTGCTACTGCCATTCAGCAGGTTAAGACCATCAATGGAGAGGAAATCGAAGGCGAGGGAAACATCGAAATTAAGGCAGATGTGGACACATCCACTCTTGTGACCAAGGAAGAGTTCACAGATGTAGAGGAAGTATGGGCAGCATCATACAATCTGCTCAATCAGAAGATTTCCGATGTCCAGCAGTACATCTATGACGAAGCGGCATCAAGAAGGCAGTTTGACGAAGCGATAGCTGAGATTCAGTCTATAATCGCTGAGAATGAATCGGTTACTACTGCTGCTTGGAATCAGTTGAATACAAGGATTAACGCCCTTGAGACGGCACAAAGAGGATAGTTATGAAATATATAAGAAAATTCAGTACAACATCAGATAGGGAGGCTTATTTCGCAAATCAGCCTATTCCAGACTTGCCGTATATGCACCTTGTGGAGTCTACGGGAGAGGTGTTCTTCTCAAGCCCGGAGGTGGATGTGCCGCTTTATATCAAGGCACTTCAAAATCTTACTGTTAAGTTCGGAAACACTTACGAGTATAGTAAGGATAATGTTACTTGGACAAGTGCCACAAGTTCTACTTCCATCTCTGCTAATGCAGGAGAAAGAGTGTTCTTTAGGGCATCAGGGCTGACTGCTTCTTCTGGTAGTGGCATAGGCAAATTTACCATTTCCAGCGGCAACTGCAATGTAGGTGGCAATGTGATGTCAATGGTCTATGGAGCGGACTATAAGGGTAAGACCGAGATAACGCAGGCATATCAGTTTCTTAGATTGTTTATTAACGCAACCAAGATTGTAGACGCAAGCGGTCTTGCGCTCCCTGCTACGACCTTGGCAGACCGCTGCTATAATCAGATGTTCTATAATTGCACCTCGTTAGTTACCGCTCCAGCACTGCCAGCAACGACTTTAGCAAGCAGCTGCTATAGCTATATGTTCTATGGTTGCACCTCGTTAGTTACCGCTCCAGCACTGCCAGCAACGACTTTAGCAAGCAGCTGCTATTCTCAGATGTTCTATGGTTGCACCTCGTTAGTTACCGCTCCAGCTGCGCTTCCTGCAACAACGTTAGCAGATAGGTGTTATTGCGATATGTTCTACAGTTGTACCTCATTAGAGAATGCGCCAGACATAAAGGCAGAGACCCTAGCAGATTACAAGTACAATGGTGGTAGGTATGAGGGTTGCTGCGCTTATATGTTCTATGGTTGCACTTCGTTAGTTAATGCTCCCGCGCTTCCTGCGACGATACTGAATAGCTATTGTTACAACTATATGTTCTATGGTTGTACCTCGTTGGTAAATGCTCCAGCTTTACTTGCAACGTCATTGGCAGGCGGCTGCTATGGCTATATGTTCTCTGGTTGCACTTCATTAGTCAATGCCCCAGCACTTCCTGCTACGACTTTATCAAGCAACTGCTACCAGTATATGTTCTCTGGTTGCACAAGCCTCGTTAATGCACCAGAACTTCCTGCTACGACTTTATCAAGCGGCTGCTATGGCGGTATGTTCAGAAATTGCAGTAATCTTAACTACATAAAAGCAATGTTCACGACATCTCCATCGACAAGCTATTTAAGCAACTGGGTTAATGGTGTAGCAAGTACAGGAACATTCGTCAAGAACAGCGCAGCGACTTGGGAAAATACATTCGGAGTATCAGCAATCCCAGAGGGTTGGACAGTTGAAACAGCAGACGCATAATATGAAAACGACAGACAGAATAAATTACATTGCAGACGAGGGCAAGGTCTTCGTCCGCAAGTCAGACGGAGAGGTGATGGGCTTCGGCTTGGGATTAGGTTCATCGGATTCTATTGAGAACTACGACGAGGTAGAATGTCCATCGGAGTACAAGGGAATTGAAGGTTACGACAACACTATTTCAGATGATGTAGTGATTGAAGTTGAGCCAAATAGATATGTATCATAATTAAAATCGAAAGAATATGAAATATTTAAGAAAATTTGCGAGTGAGGCGGAGTATAATGCCTTCAAGGGAAGTGATGACTATGTTACGCCTAATGTGGTGCTTGTGAATGGTAAGGTGTTGTATAATGCGGTGGAGGGGGTGTTTATTCAGCACATTGATGGCAATCTATACACCGCTGATGCTTGGACCGCTGGAGGCTTTGCTAATGACCAAGCCAATGGCGTAGCAGTTAAAAAAGGCGCGGTAAAGTTCGTTATAGCTAAAAATGACCTAAGCAGTTCTGCATATTGGTCGTCAGACGGTTCAAGTGCCGTAGACGGGGTGATGATGACAGAAGACTCAGAAATAGCGAAAACAGACTATGCCGGTTTTGCAAATACGGAGAAGATTGTTGCCAATAGCGTCTCTGGAGCGGCATTTGCTTGTACCAAGACCACTTTCCCTAATGGGGCAAAAGGTTATTTGCCTTCTCTTGGGGAATGGGCTACGCTTTTATCTTACATAAGCGACATAAATGCTGCATTGTCAGCTATTGGAGGGCAATCTTTCGCCGTAAGCACTTACCATTGGTCAAGCACGCAGTGTAAAGCAAATACTGCGTGGAGGATTAATATGAAGGACGGTTCTGTATCAAGTTTTGCTAAAAACAACGGATTCGGCGACACCTTGAAAGTGCGTCCATTCACCACACTAAAATGAAGCGACTATTCATATTACTTGCCTTGACCTCGTGTATGTCTACCGAGGTCATAGGCTTTGTCGAGCCGATAGAGCTGACCGACACAACGACAAAGGCCAAGCCTCACAAGCCTCTGCCACCGACACCTCCTATTCCTCCTGCGGACACTGGTAGGGCGGAGATAGGGTTTAATCCTACTGTAGAGGACTGGGAGTCGGCAGACACTACAGACATTGAAATATAAAACTTAACTGAAATGTGGAATTTACATTTGAACTTAACACAGGACATCGGTCACGGCATTACTATAATCTTTATGTGTTGCATACTGATTATTGCTGCTTGTTTCATTGACCTATGGACTGGCATTGATGCGGCAAGGAAGAACAAGGAGAAGATACGAAGCAAGGCATTGCGATGGACGATCACGAAGATATTGGACTATCTGAGGGTGATAATGTTCGGAGTGCTTATAGATGTATTGGGCTTGAGTTTCACTTGGTATGTGATGCCGTACTGCTGCGTGATATGCACTTTGGGTATCTTGGTTATTGAGGGCAAGAGTGTATTGGAGAACTTTCAGAAGAAGAAGAGTTCGGCAGCGAGGGTAGCGGAGGTAGCCGGAGCAATCATAGAGTGCATAGACAACGAGACTGCCGAGAAGATAATCAAGGCGATAAAGGCCGATGGTGATTTGAAGAAATTGGAACTTAAAAAGGATGTGAAAGATGGGGAAGGCGATATTTGAGACACAGGACAAGCAGTTGATTCCGTTGGATGACATTCAGCACATCAACGGAAGGTGGAATGATGCTTTGAAGGAGGGTTATCAGACTTTGACTATTCTTTACAAGGATGGGATGAAGGTGACTATTCCTGCAACGGAGTACGATAGGTTGTATAAATGTTGGGAGGCTAGAAGAAATGGAAAGCAGAATTTCTAAATCATTCAAATGGTCAGAGTTCACTAAGAGTGACACTGCGACAAGGCTTCACATTCAGAACGAGATTACCGATTGGGATGTGAGGGATAACATCATTGCTTTGGTGGAGGAGGTACTTCAGCCTTTGCGAGATTCTTGGGGAGGGCCGTTATTCATCAATAGCGGTTATAGATGTCCTGAGTTGAACAAGGCTGTAGGAGGAGTTCCTACCTCGATGCATTGCAAAGGAATGGCTGCGGATGTGGCTTGCTCAGACCCGATAAGTCTTGCTAAGTTGGTCAAGAGGATGCGTCTACCGTATGACCAGTTGATAATTTACGATTCTTTCTTGCATATCAGCCATAAGAGGGATGGAGATAACCGAGGAGAGGTGTTGTATTCTCCGAAGTACCGAGGCCCGAAGAATCTTTAGAGGGAATTAGGGGGAGTTTTTAGGGAATTCCCTCTAATTTCATCGTATAGTATATGATATAGTATAGTTCATTGACATATTGGAATTACCGCAGAAAAGAGTAACTTTGCTAAATGGATAGGATATTTGTAAAAGACACTTTAAGGAAAGGAGGATTCCCTGATGCTGGCAGAGTCTTGTATGATGAAATTATGTCAAGGGCAGAGTCTGCTGACAGAATCATCATTGACTTTGACGGAGTGCGGTGTGTTGCCACGCAATATCTTACCACTTCCATAGGTAGGCTTATCAAGGAAATGGGAGTTGACTTTGTTAAGAGCAGATTGACTTTTGCCAACATATTGGCAAGCCAAGCAGACAGGATAAGGAAATATGTGCAGCTTGTCTGCAAATTTTAAGATAATCTAATGCACTTTGCGGTAGTCTCTTCGGAGTCTGCCGCTTTTTTCTTACCTTTGCGAAAATTGAATTGATATGGATTATCCGATATTTGAAACCCAAGAAGTGACTTCGGAGCAATGCAAGGCAATGTTCTCCGAATGCATGACTGTAGACGATGTATCCAAGGTGCTTGAAAGTTTTGCTGCTCTCAGAGGCACTGGAGCGGTTGAGATGTTAGAGCAAGCGAAAAGAGATATTCTGATGAAGCGGTAGTTCCAATGGGATTACCGCTTTTTTATGAAGAAGATTTATTTATACATCATCTTGTTAGTTCTCGGAGCAGTAATTGGGATGCTGCTATGCAGGCAATGCTCTCACGATGTTCCTGAGACAATCATCCAGAGGGATACTCTTGTGAAGGTTGATACGGTGGTTGAGTTGTTTCCTGTTTCAATAAGGGAGGAGATAGTAGACACACTGAGAATTGTCGTAAGGGATACTGTGCGTATAAAGGATACCCTATATATGGAATTGCCATTGGAGAAGCGGTCATACAAGCGAGATGACTTCTATGCCGAGGTGACAGGCTACGATCCGAGGCTTACATACATTGAGGTATATCCGAAGACGGTGTACATCAACGAGAGTGTTGGTCAATCCGTGACAAATCGTAACGCTTTGAGTTTGGGAATTGAGCCGAGTTATCTGAATACTCTTTCTATTCCTATATACCTTGAATACGGCAGAATGTTACATAAAAATATAGAAATTTACGGTCAGATTGCATATGATTTACCGAGCAAGACATTTGGTGCCGGAATAGGAGCGAAGGTTAGTGTTGGATGGTAAGTTCTCTTGTAAAATGAGGTGGAGAAATAATTGCTGATTTGACAAGATTTTGACAAGATTTGGAACGCCATTTGTTTTAAACGCATTTAAATTCATAATTCAAAATCAATGAGTTATATGTATAACATCGTTTAAATTCCCTTTAAATCGTTTAAATATGAAAACAAGAGAACAAGTTATCGAAGAGCTAAAGTCAGCAGGATTTTGGAATGAAGACGCAGTAAAAAGCATGCGACCTGACTTTGTTGATGGTGTATTAGATTTCTTTCGCTTCACCGAAGAAAAGTGTCGAATTGAGAAAGAGCAAAAGGGAAAAGAGATGTTAGAATCAATAGCAAGGCTGATGGATAATCCACATGGTCAAAATGTACAATGTGTAGATGTTGACTTAGGTGTCTTTAAGAAAATATAGTATCTTTGTACCATATCGCTCTCAGAACGATTGACTGGCTATCCGCTTGCCGTAATAGCGGAGCAATAACTTCAAGTCACATCAAAACGATGTGGCTTTTCTTTTGTAATACAGTAAGTTGCAATTCGCAATTATTGTGAAAATGGGAAAGAGTGAAGATTTCAGCAAGGTCATCAAGGTTGTGACTGAACTGACAGAGGTGTCCGAGGAATCAATCCTCGGTAGATCAAGAGAAGCGGAAGTGGTAGATGCAAGATGGATGGTCATTCACTTTATGAAAGTGATGGGATATCACACATCCGACATTGCCAAGCTCATCAATCATCCTGAGCGCACGGTGAATCACGCCACGCAGATGTTTCTTGACAGAGTGAGATACTCGAACTACCTCGGCAATATCTTTTTGTCTGCCCGGCAACAACTCCTTTAATCGGCAATAACGATGTTGGACTTTTGCAGTGCGGTTAATATTGACCGTAACAACAAAAGTCCAATTTTATATGGAAACCTTTATTAAAGAAAAGGAGATTGTCCACGATGACTACAA